AGATATTTCAAAATCTTCAAATCATCAGATGGTGGAGGTACAAGAACCGAAATAGTATTACCACAAGGAAGTGGTTACAATAATTCAACAACAAAATTTATTTGCTTCACCAATGGCAACCCTTCAAGGTTGGGTTATCCACAAATGAAAGGAGCGGTTGCAGGGTAATGATTGCAACGAGAAACTATAAAATAGGTGGTGCAGTAGTTGTACCGCCTATACCATCAAATATTGATGAGGTTTTGAATTCCACGTTCACTCATAGATATAAAGCTAGCTCTGCTCTCAATAAATCTAAAACTGCACCTGCTGCACATCTAGATGAAGTTGGACAGTTGAATGATGAGGTTGGAGGTAGACCGATTGGATATATCGGAAACGCTGTACCTAATGCGACAGGTAAGCAACCAACATTTTATAAACAAAGTGGATTCTTTTCAGATGGAAAGACACTAGATATGGTGTTTATGGAAAATGAGAGTGGTATTCAATACGGTAATTCTATTCGACAATTAACTTATCCAATGGCTTTCGGTCGTGTTTGGATGCAACCAAAATATCACTTATATGAAGCTTATGATAACAACACCAATAGACACTATTTTGGTGAAGCAGGAGGCATTAATTCGGTTAGCGAACCTAAGACAGTTACACTCCGATTTACAACGGGTGAACCTAATAATGTAATCGATGATTTATCATTGAACTACAACGGTCTCAACTTCATTTTAATTAAATGTTTCGAGGATGGATTAGCTACAGCGAGTGATAGGGTTTCAATTAAAGTATGGTTAAATGGAGTTCTTTTAAATCCTTCAAAGCATCTCGAAACCTACAAAAGAAACGGGTTAATGGAAGGATTTGGAGCGGATAGTAATAGCGAGATGCACGGTGTGGTAGAAGCTTTATTTGCTTATAAAGACTTAACTCAAACCGAAGTTGATAACGTTAATACGGCTGTTTTAAATCACTACAAGATAGGTCAGGCGGTTAACTTACCTTATGCAACAAATGTTTCTGCAAGTGTTAATAATAACGTTGTAAGCGTAAATTATACCTACATAAACCCTTTAGGAATTCCTGAAAATACATCAGCGACCAAAGTTGAATGGTGGTACTCTACAGGTGGCATCCAAGATGGTAAGTTCGAAAATTCATTAAAAGATTTAAAATCATTCAACAGGACTACAACATCTGGTAAATTTTTAAATGGTCAAGGAATACGTGTTAATGTTAGACCAGTTGACCAATCAGGCAACATCAGTTGGGGTAGCCCTGCTGTCTGGTACGGCTCATTTTCATAGTTCAATTTAATATGGCAAAACCAAATTTTAGTATCAGGGTAGAAGGGTTAACTAATGCTCTAAAAGACCTTGATAAATTAAAGCAAAAATCATCAAGTGGATTTAAAGCGGTTCTTCATGAAACCGCTTTAAACACACTTCGTAAAGCACAGGAAAATTTATCAGGTATAGATTTTAAGGATTCGGAATCTAATATTGCACAATCGGGATATGTTGAATCATCGGGTGAATATTCGTTCGAAGTAGGTTTCAATCAAGAGCATTCAGTTTACCAAGAATATGGTACAGGTACAGAAGTTGATGTACCAGCAGGTTTCGAACAATACGCACTTCAATTTATTGGGAAAGGTATCAGGCAAGTCAACATTAAACCGAAACCATACTTTCACCCTGCTCTTAACGATGAGTTAAAAGAGATGCGCAAAAAGCTAAGGGAATTGTTAAAGAATTAGTTAGCTAACAAGGGCGTTTTGTAACAAAAACGATACATGTACAATTGTGTAAAATGTTTTCAACTCTTTATTTTCGTAAAAACAAAGGCGGGTGGGCAAGTATCTTGCTCCACCGCTTAAAAAACTCTCACGTTTAACCCCACCAATGCTGCAAGTATCATTTCGTTGCACCGAAATGAACACTCGACTGTGGGTGTATAAAGTCCTGTTAAGGTAGTTATCTTACAGGATTAGCGTGTTAGCCACCTTATTACACCACTAGGTTCTTAAAATGGTAGTTCCACATCGTCATCATCTGGGACTACCTTACTTATTTTTTTTGTTAAAAAAGCATCAAACTCTTCTAAGGATTTATCAACTGCTGGTACAAGTCTAAATCGGGATTGTTCTCGTCCCTCTTTCAACGCTTCTAGCTCATTTTCCTCTACTTTGGAATACAATACGGCAGAGACAGTTGCTATATTTTTTCTATCATCTTCTTCGTCCATCTCATCAGGAAAGTACTCGTACATCTTCGTCAAAATTTCCCTAGATGTATATCCTTTGAAATTATCCGTCGCTTCCTCCACTTCTAACAGTATCTCTTTAATTTTCTCGAAATACGTATTTCTCGTATCACTATTTCTCCTTCTTACTTGCTTGTCTTTGTCGATAATAACAGTGTTATCATTAATAACAATATCTTGTATTTTCTTTATTAACAACTCTAAGTCCTCTAGTTTCTTGCTTGTTATAGCTTTATCTGCTATTAACGCTTGTAGCATAACCTCTTGCTCCGTCTTTGTTAATTTCATCTTATAACGTTTTATAACGCTAAAGTAAAACATAAAATTGAGAAACGGAAATCAAATTTTTAAATGTTAATAAAACGACAAAAACATTAGCGGAAAATTTCAAATTTTTAATTGGTAAGCAATACTTGGTGTAGACTATTTATGAGTATGAACGAATTTGCAAAAGACCCTTCTTCAATTTATCGCAAAGCCTATTTCAACAAGCTTTCAAGTATTTCTATCGCAGGTAAATTAATACCTGTTTACGATGTCGTGCCAGCCGAAGCGGTTGCGCCTTTCATAATACTCTCATCAACTTCACTTACCCCACTTAATGATAACTTATCGTTCGGCTATCAAGCTGAAATTCTCATTGATATTGTCACTAGATTTCCGCAGGGTGGTGGTAAAAAGTTGAGTGATGATGTTGCAAATGCAATATTTTCGAAAGTTTACACAAAAGAGAATTTCTATCGAGATTCAGAGTGGAATATTACGGCTACTCAATTAGAGCGCACTCGCTACATTCAAAGTGAATCCACATCGGGTTACGTGATTCGTAAACTCATTACATTTTCAAATTTTATCGAACAAATTTAAACCACTATGCAGAGAAATATATTCGAGGGTAGTGAGTTTTTACTATTCGATATTGACGACAACCCGATAGCTTTATCGAACAACTGTTCCCTAAAAATTAAGAACAATTTAATTGATATAACAACTAAAGATAGCGCGAATTGGAAAGAAAATATGTCTTCAATTAAAGATTGGAGCATAGAGTTTGATGGATTAGTGAGTTACAATTCGTCTACAATTTCAACCTCTTTTTTTACTCAAAAGTTTGATAATTCAACCCCATTCTATATACAAATGGGCGTAATTCAGGCAGGATTTACACACGTTTTTTGGGGTGAAGTAGAACTTGAAAGATTAGATTTAGAGGCTGGCAATGGTGAGGTTGCTAGCTATTCGGGTTCATTAAAAGGGATTGGCTCATTAGAGTTTACCAATTCTGGTACACCTGCACAATCGGGTTATTTGAAAGTTGAAAGCGACCCAATATTCAGAGGTAGCGCAGCATTTAATATTACCAATACCAACAAAACGGATTGGACAGAGGGGTATAACAAAACACTACAATCAATAGGTTTTTCTACTGTTGGTAATCAAACCACTTTAAAGGCAACTTTGAGGGATGGTAGCGTTTATTCTGCACCATTTACGCAAATTGGTGGTGGTTCTGGAAATGTAGATTTATCTGCATATTATAACAAAATTCAATCTGATGCTAGGTTTCAGCCTATAGGGAATTATGTAGCATCTCAATATTTATCCGATAATTATTATTCTAAAACGCAAATTGATAGTAAGGGCTATCTAACAAGTGTTAGTTGGGACGACATCATGGCGAAGCCATCATTCTTTGATTCTCAATATTCTAGCTTAGTTGGAAAGCCGACAAACTTATCACAATTTACAAACGACCTCGGGAATTACGGTGGTTTCCTAACTACTGAAATAGACACCCTAGATAGTGTGTTAGGTCGGGGTAATACAAGTGCAAAAAATATCACGGTTTCTGGTGTTGCTAGTTTCCAGAATGAATTACTGATTCCGACAACACCTTCAAATAAAGTGGGCGCAATATGGGTAGGTTCACCTTCGGGGACTTATACAGGTTCTACAAGTGGTGGCGGTGGAACAAGTGATTATAATCAGTTAATTAACCGACCTACAAATTTATCTCAATTTGTAAATGATTTAAATAATTACGGGAATTGGTTAACGGCAGATGGTGCAAGTTACGCAGGTTTTGCCAGTAACGCACTTGACTATCCCTACATGCGACACGCATCATCTGGGCAAGTAATTAGATTGTTAAGGTACGACCAAGTCACTTCAATGGCTTTTAAAAATGAAGCCGAAGTACATAAGTTTGGAACATTTACTGCTGATGCAAATACAGTAGCTGGTCACACATCTAACTTCACCTATGGTCTTAGTGCCCCTTTTGTTGGTTCATTAATGCACTTTGGGGCAAGTGCCACTGGTACTTATGGTACACAGTTTAATACTAATTACGGTAACGGAACACAATTAGCTTTCAGAACACATAACGGTGATAATGGCACTTGGAATCCTTGGTATAAAATTTGGACACAAGCTGATTTTCTGCCATCAGTTACAGCAGCAGGTTCAAGTGTAGTCCAACGTGATGCTAATGGTTATATTTTTAACTCATACATTAATACCACAGATGATATCCAAGGTGGAAGTCTCGGTTACATTGTAGGAAAACTAAATAGTGGTGATAACTATCACCGCTCATTCACTGCTGGTGCTGTTCAAGGTTGGTTAGGTTTAGGTGATTTAGCCTATCTAAATAATTCATCTATTGATTTACAGTTTGCGACAAATAGAGGAAACACAACTAATACGGGAATTGGAATTACCAGAGATGGTGTAGGGAATGACCCTTATGGTGCTATGTCAGTTACCCGAGGGCAGGCGAGTGATTATTCATATTATGGTTTAACCCGTAGTGGTCAAATAGGTTGGGGTATAGGTATCGATACTTCTAACCGATTAGTTTTTGGTAATAATTCATCAGGTTACAGTGGTGTTTTTGGAAGCATCCCCCATGCATTTGATGCATCGGGTAACGCAAATCACAGTAATAATATTAACGCAGGTGGTAGTTTAAATGTGGCAGGTGCGAGTTATTTAAAAGCTACGCATGTCCAAGCAGGAAGTGTTTTTTACCAATATAATATTGATAATTCATTGGCTGCACAGAGTGATATGAGAAGTGATACTATACACAAGTATGTTTATAGAACTTCTGATGGCGCACCTCTAAGTTGGAAAGAAAACTGGTATAACAGTACTGGTGCTGTCTACCATTCTTGGTCAACTGACTCTGCTGGTTTTGTTGCAAGCTCAAAATTAACAGCTATTTCTGCTGGTAATGGTGCAGTTACATACAGTGGTGCTTTAGAAACCAGAGGTGTAAATGCTGGTATTACTTTCCATTACCCTGCTTATTATGCTGCTCCTTTATGGATGGATAGTGCTGGAACATTAGTTTGGAATGGACCACAATTACAAGCTGGTACAATTTATGGTGCATCTGCTGTTAGAAGTGCAGGTTGGTTGTATTCGAATGGTAATGCAGGTTGGTACAATGAAACTTATGGTGGTGGAATGTATATGGTTGATTCTACATATATTAGAACCTATAATAGTAAAATATTATATGTCGATAATAATATAATTTCATCAACTAGTGTAATTGCACAATCAGGACAGGTTATATCTGAATCAGGTGGATTTAAATCAACCAATTATAGGGGATTAGTTGGTGACTATGATACTGGTGGAACATCTGATAAAATAATTTGGACAATAGGTGATGGTTGGAATACAATTGCTGGTCATTATGGTTTAGGTTATTCGTATAATAGTCCGCTTGTATCGACAGCTCATCAAATTGTTGGTAGACACGCTGGTGGAACTACATTTAGTTTGAACCTAACAACTGGTGGTGCAACTTTTACAGGAAGACTTATTGCGCCAGAGGTTCAAGCAACTGGCAAAATGATAATTCCTACATCAGCACCATCTTCAATGGAAAATGGTTGTATTTGGATTGCTTAAATATTTATAGATAATGGCAGCACCAACATCAGCATATTTCTATCCAACTTTAAACACGTTTAACAATGTTCTAACAGTACATCAAAGGGCTATTCCCACTGATGTTAAAGCAATATTGCAAGCAAGATTTTTTCTTGATGAAATAGTACCTACAATTGATATAGATGGTAATATCTCCTTTAATGGCGTGTGTTACATTGGTAGCTATTATTACAACTATCACAATCCTTCGAGAATTGGCTCATTGCGATACAAGCAGGACGGAGTATTTTTCTGGGATGCAGGACTTAATACAAGACCGAATCCACAATACTTATCGGCAAATAGTATTGAAGCAGGTGTAGTAAACTTTCACAGTGAAATATATAGTGCTTACTACGTTAATACGTCTTCACACGGTTACGACTATAGAATCTGGAATGGTTCGTCTTGGGGGCTTTGGGGAAGTTTTGCTATTTTTACAGATAATATTAATGCAGCAGCCTCAAAGATTTTTGACTTTGGAAATTTTCCAATGTTAAACGCTGGATTAATTGTTCAGGTTAGAGCGTGGGCTGAAAACGTAGAGGGTAGAACATATGACCCTTCAACTTTACAATTTGCAATTGAACCACGCACGATTTCGGTTAAATATTCGTCTGCATATGCCAGTAGTGCAGTTAATTTACCATCGGATAATATGGTGATTTACGTTAACACGGCAGAGTTAACTGATGGTATGCGGTTTTTTACGGATAAAGCAATGACAGTACCTGCACCTGATGGGTATTATGCTTTTGATGGCAGTTGGTACAATCACAGGTTCACGTTAGAGACAGGCTATCAAATGGTTGTTTCACACGGTATTTATGGAAGCTACGATTCAACCGACCCTGCTACACCACCAACTTATAATACTTATAGCTGGTCGGCATTCGATAACGGTTCATCAGGTTATGCGTGTGCTATTTCTGGGGTAGGCTCACCTTCTGCAACTAATACTTTTAGAAGTGCTTCAAATTTAAGACATTATTTAAATACTGCATTAACAGATATTGCAGCAGATGGTTACTACACTTTTAGAAATGATAGTGCGGTTTATGAATGGGTGCAAATCATTGATGGTTTTGAAGTAGATAGTGGAAGTTGCTAATTAAAGCTAAAATATTCCCAAATAAGCTGAATAAAAAATGAATAAAGCCGAACTAGGTAATGAACAATGAGAACAACAAATTCGCTAGTAATCTTACCTATTTTTACGATGTGAAAGTTGAGAGCGTCACAATGTAAATTTAGTTTTAGGTTAAGCAGTTGGGTAAGCATGTTCATGCTTACCCTTTTTTATTTTGTGCCTATCATTGTCGATTCACGTGTAACCACATTTATTGATTTGGCTTTACTTTCATAGAAACCTATACCATTGGTTTTTAAAATTTCCTTTAGCTCATCATAGCTATCACTGGCTTTAAGAATTTTATATCAATAGCTAATAAATTATTGAAGTGAGTGGTCATTTTGAGTTTTTTGCCATCCCGTTGACGAAAACTAATAAGATTCTTTAGCATAAGATTTGAGAGTTGGTTTACTCAAATTTAATAAAAAAATACTTAGCTAAAAAAGTCCATAAAGCTATTTGCTAGACTATTTATGATAAACATAAAATGGCAAATACAAAATTTTTAGGTACTGATTTATTAATCTATGTAGGCAGTACACCAATTGCTCACTCACGTACAGCATCATTAAAAGTGAATGCAAATCTTGTTGATTCAACAACTAAGGATTCCATAGGGGCTTGGACGGAATTATTAACTTCAACCAGAAGTTGGGAATTATCTACAGAAGGTTTAGCCGTATGGGGTTCAATCGACCAATGGGTGGATGCAATTACAGCAGGTACACCATTACAGGTTAGTTTTAAACCAACCAATCAAGCAACAGGTGATATTACTTATTCGGGAACTGCATTTGTAGAATCTTGCGATATAACTGCCCCAAATGCAGAGGTTGTTACTTATTCGGTAAACTTTAAAGGTTCTGGACCATTGGTTTCAACACCTAAAGCTTAATCAATTTAAATATTTAGGAGAGTAAGATATGATAAAAGGATTAATGTATTTAGAAATAGGTGGTGAGCAAAAAGGCTTACAATTTGGAATGTATTCGTTAAAAATTTTAACGGAAAAACGAGGTATCTCTATCAATGATTTGGGTGAGTTAGCAGTTGGTTTTGAAGATGATTTTATAAAGGGAGTTGACTTAATTGTTGATATGCTTTATGCAGGTATGACAAACTATAATCTTGTGAATGGCAAAAATGAGAATGTAAACTATTACCAATTGTATAATGATTTCATTTCAATTGATAAGGATGATTTACCAAAAGTGATTGAGGCATTTACTTCGACACTAAATCTTGGTGATGCAGTTGCAAATTCAAATAATGAAATGGATAAAGCACCAGCAGATTCTAAAAAAAAATAGAATTCGTTAACTGCCTAGGTTTTGCGGTTGGAGAAATAGGAATGAGTTTGAAAGATTTTTACTCGTTAACATTTGTCGAATATCACCATGTAGCCAAAGGCTACATGCATAAGGATGAGAGAAAATGGAATAGAATGAGGACACAATCTGCTTTGCTTATCAACGTCCAATTACCAAAAGACCAGAACATTTTACCTCACGAACTTATACCATTACCAAGTGATATAATCATCGAAAAGAAAAAGGAAATACCAACAAGAGAAGATTTTGAAAGACTGGTAAAAGAGTATTCAAAAAATAAGCAGAAGGATTAAACACCCTTCCAAGTAGCCCCTTAAACAGAGCCTTAAAGCAAAAGTTAAGGGGTTTTTTAATACAATAAAATGGCAGATAATACTTTGAATTTTATATTCAATGGTGATAACTCTGGTTTCCAGCAAGCATTACGAGGCGTACAGGATAAGTTAAAAGAGGTCGGCAACCAGATGAAAGAATTTGGTTCTACGATGTCTACGTACGTATCACTTCCACTAGCTGCTTTAGGTGCTGCATCTTTAAAAGCATTTGGCGATATACAAGCTTTAAAAAATGGTTTAACCGCAATTACAGGTAGTGCCGAAGAAGCAAATACGCAGTTTGTTAGGTTAAAAGAATTGGCAAAATTGCCAGGACTTGGACTGAAAGAAGTTACTAAAGGTAGCATCAGTTTACAAGTAATTGGCTTTAGTGCGGAGAAAGCAGAAAAGAGCATTAAAGCGTTCGGCAATGCAGTTGCATTGGTCGGTGGTGGCACGGATGAATTCAAAAGAGCAACATACGGTTTAGCGCAATTAGCCAACACAGATTTTCCACTTGGTGAGGATTTGAACATCATAAAAGATGCTATTCCACAAGTAACCCCATTACTTAAAGAAGCT